ATAAACACGACCTTAGACACTTAGACCCGAAAAAAGTTGTAGTAGGCTTAATTGCTAAGGGTCGAGCAATCAAAAATTTTAACGGATTTGTGCAAGATGTTTAATTTTGTATGGATATATGGCGTTATGGCAAAGTCGGGCAAGTCCCACGCTAACGCCATATTTAAAACTAACAAGCGAGCGTCTGTTGTAAAACTAACAAGCGAGCGAGCAGAAGGGATAGTATGTTATTAAATGAAATATATGACAAGTTAGCAGAAGAATGGCAAATGACATCGGAAGAAGTACAGAACGCCATTTATAAAGAATGGTATAAAAAATATCATGAGAGCGAACAAGCGAGCAAGCAGAAAGGATAATATGAAAATAAAAGTAAAACAAAAACATATAGACCTAGCGCCCAAGCTATTCAGTAAAGGCGTAAATGCAAAAGAGTGTTGTCCAATCTCATGCGCAGTGCAAGATAAATTTCCAGACAAACTTGTATCAGTTGGTTGGATTAGTAGTCCACAATATGAAAATAAAATGTTTCATGAAAGTTTTTTTATTTCAGTAACTGATCCAGAAAATGATTATGAAGAAGTTATTAAGGATAATTCTATAAGTGATTTAGAAAAATGCTCGAAGTTTGCTGAACGATATGATAATGGGGACAAAGTTAAACCATTTGAATTTGAAATTAATGGAGGATAAATGAAAATAAATATAACAGAGGAAGATATTAAAAATGGTGAACCTGGTCAATGCAATACTTGTGCAATTTCCCAAGCGTTAAAAAGAACTTTTAAAGTTGATGAGGCATACACCGAAGTTGATGGTGGTGACATTATTTTAACAGTTAATGAAAAAAAATATGAGATTAATCATAAAAATGAAAGTGATGTTTTAGATTTTATTTTTGATTTTGATAATGGGGGAAAAGTTAAACCATTTCAATTTGAAATTAAGTGACCCACATATTTAGACATCCAAACTATTACAAACAAATCAAAAAGAATCAAGCGCCAAGCGATGATAAAAAAGATACTGAATCCTCAAGCGAGGAAGCTACAGGCTCAAGCGAAGACAACGAAGAATCAACAAGCGCAAGCGATTGATGACCTTCGAACAATAAATGTTTATCCTTCCACTCCACAAGCACAAAAGAATTCTTAGGGTGACGAGAGTGAAACGATACTTGATGAGGGGACAGGCAAGCCTTATTACCGTTTGCTACTTTTAATTCTACAGTGAAAAAGTGCAAATGATTATTATAGCCCAATAGATCGGGAGTACCAAGTAGGCTAAGGTTTTCCAACCTAGTCCAGATGATGTCCTTTGAGGCAGTTTTAAGTTTTTTATATAATTTAGTTTCTGGACCCACGCTTGCATTAATAATCCTTCTGAAGTTTATCTGGCAAGATAAGACTTGAAGGTTTTTCAGTTTTTAAAACTAATCTATGTGCGCTATGGCCTGGTTGACCAATAATAGGAGTAGCATTTTCATGTACTTCCATACGTCTTATTGCATGTAGTTTCCCGTCTTTTTCTACATAAACAACTGCATTTTTAATTGCATCTGATCCTTTTGTAAAATTACCTAAAAATAATTGTAAATCTTGTACTCTCATGAATTTTTTTGTTTTAATTTAGTGAACAAGTCCTCTATCACTTTTCTATATCCATTCAATAAATTTTTATTTTTTTCATCTTCGGACACATATTTTTTTAATTCCCAAATTTCATGTTTGTGTACTTTTAATAAAACTTCATACCCTTTTAAAGTTTCCTGTAAATCATCTATTTGTTTAGTTAAATCTAAAGCACCCCTATCATCTAATGCCACTTTAAATTCATTTTCATGGGTTATATCTTCTCCGTGTTCTTTTTTAAGCATATATGTTCGTTTATCTTTCATTATTGACTTTATAGGATAATTAATTTAAGTTGTCAAATATGGGTGTACCAAAAAGATTAACAGAATTACAAAGAAAGTTTGCTGAAATATTAGTTTTTGGTGATAAAGATGGCAAGCCAGTTACAAAAACTGAGGCTGCAAAATTGGCTGGATTTAGTCAAAATAGAGCTAGTCAAGAAGGATATGAGTTAACCCACCCTAAGCATCACCCATTGGTTGTAGATTACATTGGTAAATTAAGAGAAGAAAAAATTCAAAAATACATGGTTACATTTGATGGTCACCTAGCAGAATTAGATCGTATTAAAGAACGTGCACTTAAAAAAAATTCATTTTCAACAGCGGGGAATATGGAAATAGCTAGGGGTAAAGCGGCAGGGCTGTATATAGATAGAAAAATAATTAAGACAGGGAAACTAGAAGATCTATCTGAACAAGAATTAGAGAATAAAATGAAACAAATCTTAGAGGATTATGCCCCTATTTTAAATGCAAAACAGATAGAAGGTGATATTATATCTTCTGAATCTTCTTCACCCACTGACGAGGAATCATCGTTCGATCCCCAAAAGTAATACCATCTTCATCTTTATCGTAAGAAGCAAACAATTTTATAGAATTTTTGTCTTTAGAGTACAGCCAACCTTCATTAACAGGAAAAGCAAGTTTCATTTTATCAAACTCTTTTTCATTTGCCCAAGCCGAGTCACTTACGCAGTCGACCCACTCCACTCTGACTTTTTGAAAAGGTATATCAGGAGTTGTTTCAGTGTTGATAGCTTTACGTCTTTTCCTAGGCATATTCTGATATAACACCCCTATAAGAGATATACCAGATAAATCACTTAACATTTTTTCCATTTATTTGTCCTAAAAGGCACTGCTGTACTAATTTTCAACTAACCTACTATAAAATGACATAAAATAATGTCACTAAAACAGTTTCTGTCACTAATTTTGTCACGTATTATTGTTGTATACCAACACTAATAGCCTAAAATGACAAAAAGACAAAAATATTTCATGTTTTTTTAAAACATGTTTCATTTATCTGTGACATCTCTTATAGTATTTCTTTTGCCTTTTTTTCGCCATAATGTAGATCCATTACCGCCATCTTTTCTTCAGCTTGTGATATTTTTTCTAATAATTTATCAATTTCTCCAGTGATATCTGGATGCTCAGGTATAATAAGCTCTTGTTCACTATAACATCTAATCTTATATTTAGCGTCTTCTATCTCTGCCTTATATCTGTAGTTTAGAACTGTTCTAATCTTATCATTCATTTGGTAAAATCCTCCTCTTTCATTGGTGTTGTTCGTTCTTTCTCGTCATTTATTAGGTCATGGTACATGTCCAATCTCTTCAAAAACCTATGTTTCCAGGTCCGTAGTTCATGGTCCGTGACTCTAAATTCTTGATAATATAGATCAGGAGTACATACCATTATAACTCCTTGTTGTATCTGACTTCCGTACACATAATCATGAGCCATGGCATATGCTGAAATTTGAAGGTAATAGTCTTCGATCCATTCTTCTTTTTTAGGTCTATTCGATTGTTTAAAATCTATAATGGTATCAAGACCGTTGTGGTTACAAACGAGATCAGTGCTCCCAGCATACAACCCAGGATAAAATAAAGTGACTTCCGAGCCATAATACTCCGTAACATTTGATAAACCTTTCTCAATAATTTTGTTGGCCATGGGACGCGCCTCTTGTCCGATCCCTGTAAGATCATCGTACCCAACTCCTTCCACATAAGATTCGAGGAACTTGTGCATAGATGTCCCCCTATTACTACTATGGTTTTTGATTCTGTCTGCTTCTTGTGTCCCAACTTTGGCCTTCCATTTCTTTAAAAAATCTGTGTTTTTGGTGGCCCCTAATATAGTAGTAACAGACGGAAGTCTATAATTACTTATCTCATACACACGTTTTCCTGTTTCATGGTCCGTGATCTGTTTACCACTTATATAGTTGAATTTATTACTTTTCTTTATACCTGGTTTTTTACCAATGTTATGGTATTCTTTTATATCTTCATCACTCATCATCGTTTAATTTTTTTTCCTCTTCATATCCTTCCATCGCTAGTTCGTGTAAGGTTTTTTTCTTACCAAATATTCTATCAAAATTTTCTCGATACTTATCATCAGACGGTCTAGATACACCATCCCATTGTCTACCTTTTTCTTTTTTGTTTGTAGCCATAACCTTCCTTTCTATCTCCATATAACTTACACCAGGACCAACTTGTTAGTTTAGTTGATAGGTGATTTACGAAATATAAAAAATTATAAATATATTTATCAAACATCTTTTTTCTCTTTATATAAATTTAGATCAATAACCTTACCATCCAATGTCTCAACTGTATAATGCTCAATTACTTCCTGTATTTTAGGTAATTTTGTATGAGCAAATGGCCATAACAAACAACAAACATAATACGCATCTCTAAAAACACAACGCCATTTATATTGTTTAAGGTATGGTGTACCATTTTTTCTCAAACCTTTTACAGTTTTGGGTCTAAGAGTTCCAACACCTAATACTTCATGGATCCACATCAAAACACTACGATCAGTCATAGTTATTTCCATACTAATACGCATAGAATTTGATAGTCTAAATCCTGGTTTACCCTTGTGTTTTTTCTTTTTTTCTATACCCCGTTTAATATGGATACTACCTTCTCCATCAAACAAACCTGCAATATAAGCTTTGTCAACTTCACTAATCATTAATGAATAGAAAGATTTTCATCAAAATGAAAAGTAATTTCTCCCTCGTCATCATAATCATATAGCTCTCCCTGAGAATCACAGTCATGACATTGTTCAATAAAATTTTTTTCATCAAACAAAAGTTTAAATTTTAAATATCCATTACCTTTACAGGTAGGACAAATGTACGCTCTCTTAATCTTTTTTGAATTGTCCATTGTATTTTTTCGCTTTCTCGTTTGCTATTGCTTCTATTGTCTTTGATACACTTAACTTTGCATCTGGTAGTATTAGTTTTGATAATTTTTCTAACACTTTGTAAGTTTCTTTTGACAGTGAAACATTTCTGTATTTACTCATATCAGTCATGTATAATACCTTTCATTATTTATATTTAATATAAATTAATTTATAGGATTGTCAATGACAAAATTTATACTGGTGATGCTTTTATGTAGTCAGATTAATGGAAATGATTGTAGGACATTTGAACCAGAATATGTAGAATTTAAAAGTTATAGGGAATGTGCTAGATATGGATATAGCTTTTCTTCAGAATTAATGAATGAATTTAGTGATGAATTTATTGAAGATTATAGGACATATATCAAATTTTCTTGCGAAGAAGGTAGCACTATTTGACAATTTAATTAAATTTTGATAAACAAAATTATCTTCTCACCAATACCTATCCCCACATTTTCCCTCTTTGGGATAGGTACATTAATTACACATACACCCAAAGAAAAAAGCACCGTTTTCTAATACATATACATTTACTTCTTCTTGATAGATAGCTAACTTTTCTCTTATTTTATTACAAAAATCAAAACAATCTTGAAAAGATTCTCCAACTAATAATTCAGGTGTTAAAGGAACTAATTGATAAAGCCCATTACGAAAAATAAGTATATCCATTTACTTAAAAACTTTATTTATGTGACTAGTTTTTTTCTTTTTAGTTCCACTTAAATTCATTTGTTCTCCAATTTTAGTTCCCCATTTTAAAACGTTCTTTAAACCTTGTGCATGTAGTTGTATGTCAACTTTATAAGGCCTCCATGCTTTTTTAATTAAATTTAATTCAAGTAGAAGGTTAGACCACTGCCCCGCAGATGCTCCATTTATTTTAAGAGTAATTGTCTTTTGTTTCATTTAATTATTAATTCTCCTGTCAAAAATTTTTCCCTTATCTTGAGGAAGATTTCCATCCATCATTTTTTTTAATAGATTAATTAAGTTTTTGTTATCATGTTTTTCACCATTTTTACCATATCTAACAATTACCCTAGTCCAAAACATTAGAAAATAAAAAGCAGCAATTGAGTCCATGTCTTCAGAACCTATTATTTTGCTTATATCATAAAAACCTTCTTCTACATCGCC